TCTCCCGCCCGACCGCAGCAATCCGATTGACCGGTGTGGACTTCGCGAAGAAGGGAAACTCCAAGCACTACAAATTGCGCGACGTGGTGAAAGCCTTTGCCGATCCATCCAAGGTTGCCCCGTCCGAAATGGGAACGACCGACCGCAAGAATCTATCGCAAGCTGAGATCCAAGAAGAGAAGCTCAAGCGCCTGCGCGGCGAATCAGTCAACGCCATCGAAGTCGAAGCCCTGTTCTGCGACATCTTCAAACGCCTCGCTGACGCCATCAAGGCGTGGGACTGGCTGCCGATCAAAGCCCGCCGCTCAATCTGCGATCAAATCCGCAGCGAAATTGAGCGGTGCGGAGGAGACGTTGCCAAGTGCAGATTCAAAGTTGCCAACCCGGAAACCTAATGCCCACCGCCTACCAGCCCCTAGCCCGCGCCGCTCTCCTCTGCATCATACCAGAGGTGCCGCATGTCCATCTCTGGGCGAGGGAGCACCGCATGATGACTTCGGAAGTCACGGCTAAGGCTGGCATGTATGACATCAGTCAGACGCCATACATGAAGGAGCCGGGCGAATCAATCGACGACCCCGAGGTCACGACCACGGTCTTGCAGCTGGCTTCGCGCCTTGGCAAGACGGAAAACTGTATTCTTAACCCGATAGGCCGGTCGATCCACCTTGACCCGCACAATATCCTCGTAGTTTACCCGACGAAAGACGCCGCTGGCAAGTTTGCGAAAGAGCAACTAATGACGACCTTCGCCGCTTCGCACGTATTCGACGGGATCGTCATGCCGACAGGCAAAGGATCAACGATGTATTCAAAGCGGTTCCTCGGCGGGCGCGTGTCCATGATTGGCGCAAACTCGCCCTCTGCTTTCCGGCAGATTCAAGCTCGATCCGTTTTTCTCGACGAGGTTGACGCTATGAACTTCTCGGAGGAAGGCGACCCGATCACACTAGCGTTTAAGCGAGCTGACAACTACGCGGACGCAACGCAAGTGGTGATGAGCACGCCTACAATCAAAGGGTTAAGCAACATCGAGAAATGGATGCTCAAGTCAGACTACCGCCAGTATTTTGTACAGTCCCCATTCACAGGCAACTGGCATGTGCTGGACTGGGCAAACCTCGTGTTTACGGACGCGAAGAAACGTCGCACACCAGAGGCCGCATACTATGCCGACCCCGAGACCGGCGACCCATGGACAAACGAGCAGCGCGTTGATTCGATCCAAGCGGGCGAATGGCGACCGACCCTACCGTTTACCGGCGTTCGCGGTTACCAAGCCAACGCAATGATAAGCCTTTTCCCGCACAAGAAGGGATACAAGTCTAAGTATCACCAGTGGGCGGGCGAGTTTCTGGAAGCTAAGGACGCCGGGGTTGAAGCGCTCAAGACGTGGACGAACACCTTTAAGGCTGAGACATGGGAAGACGTGCTCGGCGAGTCCGTGGACTGGCACCCCGTATACGAGCGCCGCGAGGACTACCCGACGGACATTCTGCCGGACGGCGTGCTCTGCATTACGTTCGCGGCCGACGTGCAAGAAGACCGCATCGAGTTTGAGTGGGTCGGCTGGCGTGACGGCTTTGAATCCTACGGGCTGCGCTACTCAACGATAGTCGGCGACACTAAGCGAGGGGAGGTATGGGAAAAGCTCAACCGTGAAATCCTGCGCACGTGGAAACACCCTGCGGGCGGCGAGCTACGCATGTCACGCGGGTTCATTGACGAAGGCCACAACACCGAGCAAGTGCGCATGTTCTGCCTCAAAATGCTCGCCAGCGGCTACGAGGTATATCCGTCCAAAGGACTCGGGCGTGCCGGTCAAAGCGAGCCTGAGCTTGTCGCGTTTAATGCGCAGAAACGTCAAAGCGGGGTCAAGGCTCCGACCTTTAACATCGGGGTCAACCGCGCTAAGCGCACGATCTACAGCCACCTAAACCTTGACCCACCGGGCGCACACACCATGCACTTTACTGACCAGCCCGAGGCCGGTTACGACGAGCACTACTTTGAGATGCTGACAAGCGAGCGCATCAAGACGCGCTACTACCTCGGCCAAGCTTACAAAGTATTTGAAAAGCCTAGCAGCTCTACACGAAACGAAGCGCTCGACATCCGCGCGTATGGCTACGCGGCCATCGTGTCGCTAAACCCGTCGTGGGATGGACTGCGCAAGATGATCGACAAGATGCTGCCAGCGGAGAAGGTGATGCACCTGAAGCCAGAGGCTGAGGCGACGGCGGGCGGCGACAAGTGGACGGTTAACCCACAGAAACCCACGGTAAAGCGCCCAGCGAAGACGGCGGGCAAGCGCGCGCGGGGCGGATTTATTAACAACTGGTAAAATAAACAAAAAACCTGCACACAGCTATTGACACCTGCACACATTACAGCAGAGTTATGGGCATGCACATTATGGATGAATTATTTAAAATCGAAGAAAGCAAATCGCCTCGGCTGAAATGGCTAGAGGCTAGTGGTATAACAACACACTACGCGCCACACATGGGCGAAGAAGGATATACGTGGTGCGCGTGGGGCAAAGCGAACGATACCGATGGCAATGGCATCCCCGACGATCCAGAAGCTTGCGGATACGGAAACTCAGAGGATGAGTCGATAGCTGACCTGTGCCAAAAAATAAAGAAGCCGCTTTGGAACGAAGTTTCTCTTTCTAACGAAAAAATGGATAATGGCGAATGAAACGCCCATACAGATCACACTTTGAGCAAGACGCCCTAGGCCGCTGGCGTCGAGTCCTCTGCTACGTGCAGCGGTCTGGCGTCCGAACCGCGTAACACACAAACCGAACCCACTACGAAAATGACCGAACCCGAGAAACAGTGCAGAAAGTGCCTAGCGTTTAAACCGCTGGGAGAGTTTAATAATGATAAAAGCAAGAAGGATGGAAAGAAGCCTGCCTGCAAATGCTGCACGAGAGAATACTCCCGCCAATACCGAGCCGAAAACCCTGAGAAAGCGAGAGAATCGCAGCGCCAATACCGAGCCGAAAACCCTGAGAAAGTAAAAGAAAGCAACCGCCAATACCGAGCCGAAAACCCTGAGGAAATCAAAGAAAAAAACAGCAAACGCTACGCCGCAAACCCTGAGAAATGGAGCGAAGCGCAGCGCAAACGCCGCGCCGTTACCCGCCACGCCCGCAACCAGTGCGCAGTAATCAACGCGCTCGATCCCAAGAAATGGGAACTGCTAGAGTCCAAGCTCAAAACATTGAACCCACTACGAAAATGACCGAACCCGAGAAACAGTGCAGCAAGTGCCTAGCGTTTAAGCCGCTGGGCGAGTTCAGCAATCACAAGACGAGTAAAGGCGGGAAGCGGGCGAACTGCAAATGCTGTGCGAGCGAAGCGCAGCGCAAACGCTACGCCGCAAACCCTGAGAAGCAGCGCGAAGACCGCCGCAAACGCCGCGCCGCAAACCCTGAGAAATACAAAGAATACGACAGCAAACGCCGCGCCGCAAACCCTGAGAAATACAACGAAGCTGCCCGCAAACGCCACGCCGCCAACCCTGAGAAGCGCAACCAATCCCGCCGCAAACGCCACGCCGCCAACCCTGAGAAACGGAGAGAATCCTCCCGCAAACGCTACGCCGCAAACCCTGAGGAAATCAAAGAAGACCGCCGCCAATACTACGCCGCCAACCCTGAGAAGCAGCGCGAATACCGCCGCAAACGCTACACCCGCGCTCGCCACGCCCGCAACCAGTGCGCAGTAATCAACGCGCTCGATCCCAAGAAATGGGAACTGCTAGAGGCTAAGCTCAAAACATTGAACCCACTACGAAAATGACCGAACCCGAGAAACAGTGCAGCAAGTGCCTAGCGTTTAAGCCGCTGGGCGAGTTCAGCAATCACAAGACGAGTAAAGGCGGGAAGCGGGCGAACTGCAAATGCTGTGCGAGCGAAGCGCAGCGCAAACGCCGCGCCGCAAACCTTGAGAAATACAGAGTTCGCGAACGCCAATACTGCGCCGCGAACTCTGAGAAAATCAACGAATGCCGCCGCCAACGCCGCGCCGCAAACCCTGAGAAAATCAACGAAGCCCAGCGCCAACGCTACGCCGCCAACCCTGAGAAAATCAACGAAGCCCGCCGCCAATACAGCGCCGCAAACCGTGAGAAAATCAACGAATACGCCCGCCAATACCGCGCCGCCAACCCTGAGAAAATCAACGAAGCCCAGCGCAAACACGACGCCGCCGAACGCCACGCCCGCAACCAGTGCGCAATAATCAACGCGCTCGATCCCAAGAAATGGGAACTTTTACGGTCCAAGCTCAAAGCTATGGACTCAACCAAAACCAAAGAAAAGGAATAACATGACTACGGAAATAACAAAAACAACGAAAACAGAAGCTCGTCTCAAAGAACTATCGCTACAAGAGTTGATCGAAGATTGCTCACTATGCGCGGCAAACATCGCAGACAGCACCGTCGAACTCGGCGGGCTACTCAGCGAAATAAGTCGCCGCTATGGGCACGACGGAATCAACATGACGTGCGAGACACTCGGGCTAGCTCGACCCCTTGCGAGCAAGCTCGTGGCCTGCTATCGCGGAGTAATGCACCCCGCAATCGCCATTGGCACCGTATCGCATTGCAGGCAGCTCGAAAAGCTCACGATGGAAGAGCAGACCGACATCATCGAGAAGGGCGTGCCATACCTCGAAAAGCTCGGCAAAACGCACGCTACCAAGCGCGTCCCGCTGGAAAAGCTCAGTCCAAAGCAGATCGCGCAAGTCTTCGCTGGCGACAAGATACGCTCTGAGGATGAGCAGTTCCAGTTTCTCAAAGAGCTGGCTGCCGAGCCAAAGAAGGAAAAGCCCGTGACAGGACACAAGCCGGACTACGAGGTAAAGAACGGTAAGCTCGTGGTCAACCGCCCGCACAATTTCACCCTGCGCGAGCTGCTCGCCCTCACGGCGCAACTGTAGTTGCTTTCTGGATACGCTCACAGCCCGCCCTAGCACGGCGGGCTTTTTTGTGTTCAAAGCGTAAGATTGACAATCCGCCTTGTATCCGTTTTATGGATACGCAATGGCAACCGCAACGACCGAACCGCTTGAGCTCACGGCAGGCTTTACATCTAACTGGGATAAAACCCTCAGTGACTACTTGCCGTCGCTCTACACGCTTGAATACACGCTCGCGCCGATAGCTGGCGGCGAAGTGCTGGTCATCACGGCGACAAGCACGCTGGACACTTTCAATCTTCGTCTGACGCCGGCCATCACCAGCGGGTTGTCGGCAGGAACGTATCAGCTTATTGGATACGTCAAGGATATCGCAACAAGCGGCGAAACGACCACCGCGCGCGTATCGACAACCCGCACCACTGTCCTCGCCGCTGTCGATTCGATAGTTGACCGCCGAACCTTTGCTGAGGAAATCGTAGCGGACTTGCAAGCAACCTACGCAAAGCTCGCAAAGAACACTATCAGCAGCGCAACCGTGAACGGACGCACCTACACGAAGAAAGACTTAATGGCTATTCGCGAAGAAATCGCATTCTTTCAAAATAAGGTGCGCTCCGAAATGGGAGGGGCAACCCGCCGCATCGCCGTAACCTTCCCACCAGTTAGCTAATGGAATTCCACATACCTTTTACCCGCAAAAAAAAGCCTACTGTTACGCGCCAGTTTAACGCCGCTCAGCATACGCGCCTTACTGCCGACTGGATATCGTCGCCTACGAGCGCAGACGCTGAGTTACAGGGTAACATCGCCACTATCAGGGAGCGCGCCCGCGACCTAGAGCGCAACGAAACCTACGTAGAAAAATTCTTGTTTGAGCTGGAGAACAACATTGTCGGAACAGGTATCAAACTCCGCAGCGAGCCGCGCAACCCTGACGGCAAGACCGACGCGCTCGCCAAGCAAGCTATTGAGTGGGCGTGGTACCAACAGGGACAACGCGAGAATTACACTGTTACCGGGCAGCAAACTGAGCAGAGCGCCGACCGTCTCGCGATCCGAAGCATCGCGCGGGATGGCGAAGTTCTCGTCCGCATTATTCGCGGCGCTCCAAACAAGTTCAAGTTTGCAGTTCAGCTGCTTGAGCCTGATCACCTTGACGCGACGTTCAGCGGCAAAGCGCCGAACGGAAATGAGATAAGAATGGGCGTCGAGCTGAATGAGTGGAAAATGCCGTTGGCATATTGGATAGACGTCAACCACCCAGGCGACTACTACCAGACGATGCAGACAGGCGGGCAACGGCGCACACGCATTCCGGCTGACGAGATGCTGATGCCGTTTCGCAGCAACCGCGTAGAGCAAACGCGCGGCGTGTCGTGGCTTGTTACCGCAATGAACCATCTCAAGATGCTCGGCGGATACGAAGAGGCCGAACTCGTGGCCG